AAAACATGACAAAAACTAACGCAATACAAAGAATAGACTCACACGAAAAGCTTTGCAGAATCATGCAAAAGCAAACTCATGATAAAATTTTAAAATTAGAACATCAAATCAATAGAGTAGAAAGTATTCTATTAGTATCAGTTGGTACGCTTGTAGCTGGTATGGCCAGTGTTATTGTAATGTTAATTACAAAAATTTGAGCGCGTCATACGTAAGTCCTATAATTTCCTATATCCAGTCTTTTAATTCTTCACCCATTACTTTAGATGCAATATTAATTTTATTACGTAGAGCTTTTACAATTCTTTCATCCACAGTGTTTTCACAAATAATATCTATATAAGTCATAGGATATTTTTGACCAATACGATCTATTCTAGCCTCACTTTGAGTTCTAAACTCTAAATTATAACCATTAGAATAATAAATCATATTACTAGCTGCAGTTAATGTAATACCATAACCACCTGTTGCAGGTGTTCCAACAAAAAATCTACAGTCAGGGTCAGTTTGAAATTTCTCTATATTTTTTTGTCGTTCATTTTTTGGAGTTAAACCATAATAATCAACAACAGATTTTTCACCATATTCTTTAACTATAGCTTTTATAATTTGTGCAATATCTTTTTGCCAATGGCCCCATATAACAACTTTACCTTCTATTTCATTTAACACGTCAACTAATTCTGTAATACGATTGTTAGGTATTTCTTGCGTTGAGCCATCATCTGCTGTAAAATGTCCGCACGTTATTTGCTGCAATCTCATCAATTGAGTCATAACAGTTGTTGTGCTAACCATTTTACCATTTAATACTGCAAGAGCTTTTTGTTTCATTTGAGAATATAATTTTTCTTGATCTGGACTTAATTGTACTGTACGTTTGACGAAGGTTTTTTCAGGCAAATCTAAACAATCATCTTTCAATACTCTATAAGAAAAAGGTTCTAGTTTACTAGATAGCTCACCTAAATTATGATAGCCCACAACAATCTGTACTGATCTTCCATTAAAATTAGCGTTCTTCATAATAGCGTACCTAGTTCTAAATCCATAATATGATGCATGTCCTAATAACCACGGACTTAAAAATTGACATTGTGTATATAAATCTAATGGTGATTTTGTAACTGGTGAACCTGTAAGTATTCTTCTATATTTAGAATGTTTAGATAAACCTAATATATTTTTAGTTCTTTTTGCATTAGGATTTTTAATAGTAGTGGATTCATCAATAGCCATTAAAGTGCTATGACTATTTAAAAATTTACTAGCAAATGCTACACCTTTTTTAGTAGAAAATGCTTCTACATTCATAATTAAAATATGTAAATCTTCACCTGTTTCAAATAAGGTATTTAATTTTTTTTCTTGAGTTTTATTAATCATCGCTTGCCATAAAACTATTTTCTTATTAATATGGCCTGGTAAATGAGTAGGTAATTCATTATTATACCAAGTTCCAACAACACCCTTAGGTGCAACAATTAAAACACCATTAATTTTACCTTTATCATAAAGCATAGATACATTATCTATTAACACTTTAGATTTACCTGTACCCATTTCCATAAAATAAGCATACACTTCTTTATCCCATGATTTTTCTAACGCTTTTAATTGATGCGCGTATGGCTTAGTCTTAAATTTATAATTTATCATTTATTAATTCTTTCTAGTTGACAATATACATATCAATGTTTATATTGTCAAGCATGAAAGAAAATATATCGCAAAATGAACCTATTGTTTATTTGTTACAAGAGGTACCCGGAACTAAAATTGGTCGTCCAAAATTTAATATTATTGGCGCACAAAAATTTGGCAAAATAGAAGTTCTTCTTAGAGAAGATACTCAAATTGTTAGAAGTCCGGGTCCGATAACTTATCAATTAAAAAGATTACTTAAAAATTTTACAGATAAAGATTATTTATTATTATCTGGAGATCCAAAAGTAATTGGTTTAGCAATAGCGGTTGCATGTGATATAAATAATGGAAAGTACAAAACGTTGACTTGGGATAAGCAAGAAAAAATGTATTACTCAACCGAGTTCAACATATATGAAAGAGGAGAAATAAATGAGCAAGATAGACTATGAACAAGATAGAGTACATTCAGTAACACAAGCTGATACTGCAAAATCTTTATCTGATAAAGTTATAGAACTTAAAAATTTAGAAGACGAAATTTCTAATGCAGAAGAAAGTGTTTCTAAATTAAAAGAAAAAGCAAAAACATTATCGCAGTATGAAATACCAGTGATGATGGAAGAAATGCATATTACAAAATTAAAGCTGAAAGATGGAGAATCTGTAGAGATTAAAAAAATCTATGGTGCATCAATACCTTCTCAACATCAAGAGGCAGCTTTTACATGGCTTCGAAACAACGACCTAGGTGATATTATTAAAAATGATATTACCGTTACCTTTGGTCGAGGCGAAGACAACAAGGCAAGCGAATACGCAAACCTTGCACAAGGTCAGGGGTATGAACCCGTTCAGAAAATTGGAGTTCATCCCCAGACACTTAAAGCAGTAGTCAGGGAGCGTCTTGAATCTGGACAAGAGATGCCGCCTGACATATTCAAAACTTACGCGGGTAACAGTACAAAAATAACAAGGAGATAGAAATGAGTGACGAGAAACAAGTAGCAGTAAAAAAAGAAGCGAGCTTACCTTCAACAATTTTGTTTGAAGATGATGCAGCTTCGGGTTTTGAGAATGTAAAGACGACTAGTTTGGCTTTACCAATCTTAAAATTACTACAAAATGGTTCAGGAGAAGCACAGAGACGTAATCAAAATTATGTTGAAGGTGCAGAACCTGGAATGCTTTTAAATACAGTTACAAAACAATTGTATAATGGAGCAAAAGGAGTAGCAGTTATTCCTTGCCATTACAAACTAGAGTATCAAGAATGGGCAGATTTTGGAACGGGTTCTGGTAGACCAGAAAACATTTTTCCAGATGGTTCTGATATTTTAGAACAAACAACTCAAGATGGCGGCGGTAAAGATAGACTAGAAAATGGTCACTATATCTTAACTGTTGGACAACATTATGTAATAATTGTTGGAGATCAAGGAGCCGAACAAGCTCTTATATCTATGAGTTCATCTCAGGGTAAAGTAAGTAGAAAATGGAACTCAATGATGATGTCCATTTCACTTGATGGAAAAAACGGTCCTTATACACCGCCATCATTTAGCCATGCTTATAAACTAACTACTGTCTTAAATTCTGGCAAAGGTAATCAATGGTATGGTTACAATATCGTCAAGGAAGGTCCGGTTACGGATGCATCTATGTACGAACGTGCTAAGAAATTTTACACTAGTTTAGCTAGCAAATAGTGTGAATAGTAGGCGGCTAATGGAGACGAAGGCCGCCTACGCAACAGAGTGGATATGACAGAATTAGAAAAATTTATAAATATATTTGAAGGTTTAGATAGTGCTTATGGTCAAACTGTAAAAACAGATCAGTTTAGCGAAAAAGGTAAACACAAAACTAAATCATTTACAATATCAAATCCTGTAACTAAAAAATTATGGGAAGAACATTTAAAAGGTAGTGATCCTGGTTTAGGTATTGTTCCAATTAACAAAGAAAATAAATGTAAATGGGGATGTATCGATATTGATACCTATCCATTTGATCATAAAAAATTTATAAAAAAATTAAAAGATAAAAACATACCTATGATTGTATGTAGATCTAAATCAGGTGGCGCACATGCATTTTTATTTACTAAAGAATTTGTACCCGCAACTGTAATAAGAGTTAAATTAAAACTTATTGCGTCAGCTATGGGTTTTGCAAGTTCTGAAATATTTCCTAAACAAGATTATATAAGAGTCGATAGAGGTGATACTGGTAGTTTTTTAAACTTACCTTATCATTCAAATAAAAGAACAGTTAGATATGCTTATAGTGTTGATGGTAATGCTTTAATTTTAGAAGAATTTTTTAAAGCATATGAAAATACTGTTTTAACAGAAACACAGTTAAACGAATTAAAAATAGAATCAGACAAAGAACAGAAAGACGATTTTAAAGGGATGCCACCTTGTTTAGTTACATTGTTAAATGATGGTGTGCCAGATGGCCAAAGAAATAATTGTATGTATAATGTTGGTGTATATCTTAAAAAAAGATATCCAGATAAAGAAGAATGGCAAAGTCATATGTTTACTTACAATAAACAATTTATGAATCCACCATTAGATGCAAGTGAAATTAACACATTGATTGGATCTTTAGATAGTAAAGATTACAATTATAAATGTAAAGATGAACCAATACATAGTTTTTGTGATGCAAAAAAATGTTCCTTAAGAGAATTTGGTGTAGGAGATAACACACCTGCACCAGAAATTACTGAAATTAGAAAATATGATTCTGACCCACCAATATATTTTGCATCAATAGATGGTGAAAGTGTAGAGGTAGACGATGTAACATTACATGATCCAGAAAAATTTTCATTAGCATGTATGAATCAAATAGGTAAACCTATGATGCCAGTAGCAAAACATATGTGGCGTAGATTATTAATAAAACTTTTTGCAAATTTAGAAACAATTCCAGCTCCTGATTCATCTAAATTAGATGTACAATTAAAAGAAATACTAGCAGACTATATAAATAAAACACCAGGTAAAGAATTAAAAGATGTGATGAGAGGTATTTCTTTTACAGACACAGATGGTTTTACATATTTTAAATTTAAAGATTTTTGGAAATTTTTATTAAAAACTAAAATTTGGGCAGAACGAACTTATCCTAAACAAAAAACAATGAGATTGTTACAATCTTTGTTTGAAGCAAAAGAAGATACCCCTAAGATAGGTACAAAGTCTGTAAGACTTTTAAGAATGCCAACAATAAAATTAGAAAGACCTAACCCTAGAACAACGAAAGTAGAAAAATCACCATGGCTATAGTTAAAAAAATAATGGGACCACCAGGCACTGGTAAAACATATAGATTAGTAAATCATTATTTAAAAAAAGAATTAAATGAATATAACACTGATCCTGAAAAAATTGCATATATTACATTTAGTAAATCTGCTGCAGAAGAAGCAGAAGAAAGAATTTCAGAATTGTTTCCAAGTGCAAAATTAAAATATATATCTACCATGCATGCAATGGGTACGGCTGAATGTGGTATAGACACAAACACTCAATTGCTTAAGGGTAAAAAATGGAATAGATTTAAACAAGAATATTCAGAGTGGTTTAATATATCTTTTGAAACAACAGTAGATGCAGCAGGTAACCCTAGATATCAAAATACTCATTTACAAATAATACAATATTCAAGATCTAAATTAATATCTATAGAAGATGCTACTGTTGAATTACAAAAACATCATGACATAGATGTAGATTCTACAATACAATTACAAACAGATTTAAAATCATTCAAAGAAGGAACTAATATGGTTGAGTTCTATGACATGATTAACAAGTTTGTCGAGGAAGGTCGATGTCCTCCACTCGATGTCATCTTCCTCGATGAAGCCCAAGACTTAAGTCCTCATCAATGGAAATGTTTTGATTATATAAAATCAAAATGTAAACGAGCATATATGGCTGGTGATGATGACCAAACTATTTATGGGTTTCAAGGTGCAGATCCTGCATGTTTTATGTCACAAGAAGGTGAGAGAGATGACCAAGAAATATCTCGTCGAGTACCTAAAAGCGTGCATCGAGAAGCTATTAAAATTCTAGATCAGTTAACAACAAGAATAGACAAAAAATGGACACCACGAGATGCTGAAGGTAAAGTTTATCCTAACCACACTTTAGATGAAATAGATTTTTCAAAAGGTAATTGGATGATATTAGCTCGAACAAATAAATTATTAATTAATATATCAGAACATTTTTATTCATTGGGTGTAAGATTTAAAGCAAAAACAAATACACGGCTACCAAATGACATTGTTGAAACATATCAAATTTGGATTAGATTAAATCAAGGAGCGTTTATATCAGGAGAAGAAGCTCAAACTTTGTATAAGTCACTTGTGGTTAAAAAAGGCCATGTAGCAAGAGGTTTTTCTGATGGTAAAAGTTTACAAAATGAAAAAAGCGTTGACCTTCAAAAACTAAAAACACACCATGGATTATTAATACAAGGTGATTGGAAACAATTGCATATTTCAGATCAATATAAAGATTACATGCAAACTTTATTAGAAAGAGGAGATGACTTAATGAAAGAACCTAACATAGAACTTCTTACATTACATGGATCAAAAGGTAAAGAATGTGAAAACGTATGTTTGTTTACAGACTACGGTTTAGAGGGACAAGATGAATTTATATATCGTAGTGCATACGAAGATCCAGATCCAGAACATAGATTATTTTTTGTAGGTGTAACGAGAGCAAAAGAAAATTTATATTTAATGCAACCAACTTCAGATTATTATTACACAATAGGAGAACCAATAGTATGACAAATAAAAATATGTTTAAAGGAATAACTTACGGATCATTAGAAAAACAGGTAGGTGGAAAACATTACCAAAACATGGAGATCCAACCCGCAGAATTTATTAATGAAAATAAACTCTTGTTTGCAGAAGGGAATGCTATAAAGTATATTTGTAGACATCAAAATAAAGGTAAAGCAAACGATATACAAAAGGCAATACACTATTTAGAGATGATATTAGAAAGAGACTATAGTTAATGTTTGAAGCACAAACGGAATGGATAAGTCCAGAGTCATTTCCAGATTTAAAAGACCATAAATACATAGCAATCGATTTAGAAACAAGAGACCCCGGATTAAAATCACGAGGGTCTGGTGCATTAATTGGTGAGGGAGAAATTGTAGGAATATCAGTAGCTGTTGAAGGATGGTCCGGTTATTATTCTTTTGGTCATAAAGAAGGAAATTTTTTTGATGAAGCTGTTGTTATGCGATGGATAAAAGAAGTATGTGCATTACCAAATGTAAAATTATTTCATAATGCTATGTATGATGTGTGTTGGTTAAAAGCATATGGTGTTAAAATAAATGGACATATTGTTGATACAATGGTTATGGCATCTTTAATAGATGAAAATAGATTTTTCTATTCATTAAATAGTTTATCCATAGATTATCTTGGACAAGTTAAAGATGAAACGGCATTAAGAGCTGCTGCAGATAAAGCTGGCATTGATGCAAAATCTGAAATGTGGAAGCTACCTGCAATGTATGTAGGAAAATATGCAGAAAAAGATGCAGAATTAACTTTATCTTTATTTAAAAAATTATCAAAAGAAATTAAAACACAAGATCTTACAAAAGTATTTGATCTTGAGACACAATTATTTCCTTCTTTGATTGATATGAAATTTAAAGGCGTGCGTGTAGACGTTGAAAAAGCTCATAAATTAAAATCCACATTAGCTGAACAAGAAAAACAAGTGTTGCAAGAAATAAAAAAAGAAACAGGAGAAGATGTTCAAATATGGGCAGCAAGAAGTATTGCCAAAGTTTTTGACAAATTAAAATTATCCTATGAAAGAACTGCAAAAACACAAGCACCTTCCTTTACTAAAAATTTTTTACAAGAACATAAAAATCCCATAGTGCACAAGATAGCAAAAGCTAGAGAAATTAACAAGGCTCATACTACATTTATTGATACAATTATTAAATACCAACACAAAGGTAGAATACACGCTGACATAAACCCTATTAGAGGAGATAGTGGAGGAACTGTAACAGGTAGGTTTTCTTATTCTAATCCAAACCTCCAACAAATTCCAGCGAGAAACAAGCAGCTAGGACCGATGATTAGATCATTATTTATACCAGAAGATAATCACAAGTGGGGTTGTTTTGATTACTCACAACAAGAACCAAGATTAGTAGTTCACTATGCAGCTACAAAATTTAAAGGAGATGAAGAAGTTACAGAAATTGTAGAACGATTTCAAAACAATGCTGTAGATTTCCATCAAACTGTAGCAGACATGGCTAATATATCTAGAACACAAGCTAAAACAATTAACCTTGGGTTGTTTTATGGTATGGGTAAAGCTAAATTACAAGCAGAATTAGGTTTATCAACTAAAGAAGAAGCTTCAAAATTATTTAATAAATATCATGACAGTGTTCCATTTGTAAAAGATTTAATGGATGCAATTTCTAGAGATGGACAAGCATTTGGATATATAAAAACATTTGGTGGTAGAAAATGTAGGTTCAATAAATGGGAAATAGCAGAATGGAATGCAGGTAATTTTAAGGCACCAATGAGTAAAGCAGATGCAGAAGCAGCATATTTTGAAAAATATCCAAAAGCTACAAAGGCAAACATTAGAAGAGCCATGACTTACAAAGCTTTAAACAAATTAATACAAGGATCAGCAGCAGATATGACTAAGCAATCTATGTTAGATTTATATAGAGAGGGTATTGTGCCACATATACAAATTCACGATGAATTAGATATTTCTGTAGAATCAGAGGATCAAGCTAAAAAAATTATTGAGATTATGGAAAATGCTGTTAAATTAAAAATTCCCAATAAAGTAGATTATGAATCTGGAGATAATTGGGGAGAAATAAATGGATAATTATTATGGCTTACTTAAATGCAAATATTCCTGTACAATACGCACAAATAAAAAAGGAGTATTTATATGACCTTAAAAAACATTATGGAGAAGTTGAAGATTGTATCATCTTTGGGCTTACAGCCATTACTGGAAAAGCTATCTTGTGGCATGCCATCATGGAGAACGGTGCTATCTTTTATCGTCTCCCCATATCAGCTTTTATTCAGCGTGGTTTTCAACCGAAAGCTGTTCCGATTCGAAGACTTGATGAATTGGAATTGTGGAATAGTTTTTCTTACTACCCTGCTGTTACTAGTTATGATATTTTAGACGGACAAGCTGGAAAATATATAGGTAAAGATAAAAAATGGCATAATGGTAAATACTTATTTACCGTTGACTTTGCACATCCAGAGAGTAATATACTAGATACCGAACATTCGGAAATACCGCACGAACATAAGTGCGCTCACATAATGGCTTTAGATGACGGCAATTATGCGGCACAGCCAAACAATAGAATTATATGGGACCTACCTTCTTTTACAGTGAAAGATAATACTCCTGATTGGAAGGTACAAACATCAGAGTGGAACGTAGAAGATTCTGGTAAATGGCAAACTGAAGATACTGATAATTTTTTCTACGAAATTGAGGAGAAAAAAAATGATTAAAAAATGGATTGTAAGACCAATTAGAAAAGTTTGGAATTGGTTAGCAAATATAGTTAAAAACTGGATCAGTTAATATGAGTAAATGTCAAAATTGTAATCACGATTGTCATTGTGA